AAAGCAGAAACTACAGGCTGTCAGGGCATTGCCGCTCTGAAAGGTATTGACGGACGACGTATTCGTATTCGTTCCGCTCACGCAGCCCTGAACTCCCTATTGCAATCTTGTGGTGCTATCGCTATGAAGTATTGGTTGATTGCCGTGATGTGGGAAGTTGAGGAACGCGGATTGGATGTCATTCCTGTAGGTAATATTCACGATGAAGGCCAGTTCTCAGTAATTGACAAGCACGTGGATGAATTCGCACAACTTTGTGAAGACAAATTCGTAGAGGTTGCAGAGCACCTAGGCTTCCGCTGTCCATTGGCAGGGGAAAGTAAAGTAGGTTCTTCGTGGGCTCATACACACTAATTCTCAGGGCCCTTCGGGGCTCCTAACAGGACACAACGTAATGAACAAGCAAGTACGTCAACTAATTGAACAAGCAAAACTAATCTTAGGTCTCCGCAAGAAGACTGTGGACGAAGCCCTAGCGCCTCTACGTGTAATCGTAAAGGACCTAAAGGATGCTAAGGTTAGCGCAGTAGCAGCACAAATTGCAGCACGTCGTGAAGCAGCAGAAGCGCTGGCTCGTGACAAGGCAGCAGTAGCCGCTGAAAAACGTGCAGATAAATCAATCAAGGAGCTGTCAAAGGCTCTATAAATCAAAATCAGACAGTGTCGGATATTGACACTAAGGAAATAGAATGGCTCGATTAAGCATAGCTCTTGACTTTGACAAGACAATCACAGCAGACCCTCGCATGTTCTTTGACATTGTGAAGATGTGTCAGCTTTATAACTATGATGTTCGCATCGTAACCTTCCGCCATGCTGGTGGAAACAACGACGACATCGCCTTGTTCAACGCAGGACTTGGAATCCCTGTCATCTATACCGCTGGTGTCCCTAAGTGGGAAGAATGCCGACGACTTGGTTTTGTACCAAACATTTGGGTTGACGATAATCCGGCTTGGATTGGTCAACCTATTGATGAAGCGAAGTAAGCTTCAAGGAGTTTATGATGAGTGTCAGAAATGGCGTTAAAATCATCGTGAACGCAGATACCGATTTAGATGATGTAACAGCAGGTAAAGTGTACACGGCCCGTGGTGGTGTGCATGACCTTGATGGTGCAGTCATCTTTAACGACGCAGTAAGATTGTCGTACCTAGAAAGAGGTCAGTTCGAATATGCAAATATCTCAGACGAACCTACAGCAAATAAAGAGACAGAAGTACGAAGCGAAGAAGTTAATCCAATGGATAAATACTTTTTACCCGACGCATAAGCCGTTGGTAGCTGGTGGGGCCCCAAGGGATTGGGACGTAGGTCTTCCGGCAACCGATGTGGATATTTGGCTAACAACCAGATGTGGAACATGGAACCTGATTAATGAGCTTAAGAAAACATTCACCTACGAGGCTATTAAGGATGAATACCCTGAGGATAAGTTCATACACTTCGTATATAATTTCTATGTCGGTGGTGTGAAACTACAACTCATCTTTGTGAAAAACTCTGAACCCCAAGAGGTCATTGGGAGATTCTGCTGTACTCTATCGGAAGCCATGTGGTTTCCAGAGAATAACGAAATACTGGTTAGCCCTGAGTATATTAACTCTCGTGCTAACAGAACATATGACATCCACTTGGACCCCAATGGGTACAAGAGTGTGTCCCCAGACTACCGTGCCAAGATGCGACGGAAGTTCCCAGATTATAAAGAGGTTGTCATAGACGACCCATTCTAGGAGACAGATGGAAAACGAAACACTTAAACAGCTAGAAGCTTACTCTTATAGCACGAGTGACCGCAGTGCTGAAATGGTTATGGACCATTTTTGTGCAGAGCATGACCTTTCGTATGAAACATATGAAGAAGAAGAATGGTCACAAGATGGTAAATATCAGATGCGTGAGATTTCATTCATCTTATCAGATGGTTTAGTCTATGGTGTGTGTGAGTCCCGAAGTGGTTCACCATTCACAGATTGGTATAACCAGATTGATAACGAGTGGTACTGCACGGACCCATTGGATGAACTAGTTCTGGTTCAATTGTCTAATGACGGTCGTCAAGGACTCATCGAAGGTTTATTCATTTGTTCGCGTCGTGAGTTGGAAGAAGAAATCCTAGGTAACTGTATTAACTTCGGAGAAATCCTTGGGAAACATAGTGACATCTCGTTGGAGTTCCATAAGGAATTAGCCGATGAGAAAGACCTAACCATCCTATCGAGTGATGCGGATTTCATTACGAATCTACAAAGGGTTCTAAAGGTAAGCCGAACAATTAGTGGTCACAACCCACTAGACTATTCATAAATTCAATTGAGGTAAACGGTGATGTCAGCTCATACATTTTTGAGCGCAGAACTGATTGCAGAATTGAAAGCAGAAAACGCTAATGTGTTATTGATGGATGCGGATATTCCGTGTTACTCAGTAGGCTTTAGTTGTGAACAAGAAGCAAGTTGGCACTTAGTACAAAAGACTGTAGATAATTTCATGATGAAAGCTATCCGGGAATGCCAGACTACACACGTACTAGGTTTCATGACAGATGGTGCTGCCAACTATCGTAACGAGGATGCAAAGACATTCGCCTATAAGGGCAACCGTGCGGGAACTAGCAAGCCCAAGTGGTATAGCAAGATTCGACATTACTTAGAACACAACTGGTTCTGTCAAATCATGGTCGGAATTGAGGCAGATGATGCTCTAGCAATTGCTCAAGAGTATTTCATCAAGTTAGGGATTAACTGTGTCATGGCTACACTAGACAAGGACCTAGACCAATGCTATGGTTGGAAGTATAATTGGAAGAATGAATTCAAGGGACTGTACTTTGTAAACGAAGAACAAGCACATCGAAATCTATGGAAGCAAGTAATCACTGGCGACGTCGGCACGGATAACATCCCCGGACTGTCCCACAGCGCATGGAAGCCTGACCATGATACACTGGTCCCTGTGTTTGAAACAGAAATGAGAATCCCCAGAGAACCCAAGTTGTTAGCATCAGGAAAATATAGTAACCGTAAAATGGCACACGCTAAACAGGTGGGTTATGTTGTGGTTGCCAAGAAGGACCAACGAGCTTTACGTGAAGACACCTATGGTGATGTCACTGCTAAGGCACTCTTGGATTCATGGGCTCCTGAGGATTATCCTGAGAAGGTGCTTAATGAATATGCACACGCATACTATGAAGACGGCCAGATTCTTGGTTATGAGGACCCACTTGATTACTGTATCGAGCGATACAATGAAGTGTTCACATTAGTCTACATGTTACGCACAGTGGAAGAAATTCCAAACGACTGTGTAATCTCATTCGTACCTACCAAAACTGAGCTACAAGTTCTATCGGAGTTCGACGATGAAGATTTTGACCCATTGGCAGATTTCGACGATGACTTCTAATGACATCTTAACGATGGCATTTGGTGGTCTATCGGTTGAAGCCCAACATTATCTATTCAGTTTAGGAACTTATAAACTGAGGAAATGATGAAACAAATGTTCGACATGCCGAACGAAACCGCAAAAGAAGAAAAGGCGCGACTTAAGCAACGTACACGTGATTCACTTGTGCAAGCTCTAGAGCAAACCATTAAAGAAGTACAGGCTGTTCACAAAGATTTGCCTATCTACTTTCTTGTTCAATGTAGACCCTTTTCAACGAACGCAATGTCAGGGCGACGCAAGACATATGAGACCAAGGAGTACATCCAGTTTCGTAGAATTATCGCCCAGAAAGCGGGTGGAATTTATGGCATTAAGACTACCGATAAGTTTAGACTTGTCGCTGAGGTAGCCTTTAGCAACAAAGGGGCAGACTTGGATAACACCTTCAAGCCCCTCTTGGACTCCATTGTGGCGTCCGTGGACCCTTGCTTTGATGACCGACAAGTATATGAGATTCAAGCTCGTAAACGAATCGTGAAGAAAGGTCAGGAGTACCTTCGGATTCTCTTGGAGATTATCCCCGAGGAAGAATATAATTTATGGGAGTGGCGAGATTAGCCATTCCTAATCTTTTTCTACTATACAACCTAATGGAAAGAGATACCCAAATTTAACTAGGAGCCGTTATGAACATCCCAGAATTTGAAGCCTTACCGACTGTATCTGAAAAAGCTACTTACCTTTTGAAAGAGGAATTTAGTGTGAAGGCTAACATCAGCAATCTAGACTTTGTTCAAAATGTGTACATTGCAGATTTAATCCGTACTCCAATTCAAGTGAAAGATGGTGAGTCGGAAGCTGCTGCAATTGAACGTGCAAAGCAATGGCTTCGTGATAAGGAGTAAAGTATACATGGCAAAAGTAGTAGGAGTTTGTGGCGCAATTGGCGCAGGGAAAGGAGAGGTATCACTGCGATTAGCGGAAGCCTTAGACCTTCCAGAGTTTGCATATGCCGAAGGGCTTAAGCAGATTGTAGCATCAATTGGCATTGGCGAACTGCCTGAAAACAGAGAAAACAAAGAGACTACCCAGAAATTCCAGTGTTCCATTGGTGGAATTATGAAAGGCGTCGAGACAGTTTTCCCTGACTTTGAGCAAGCACGACGTATTGTGTTAGCCAACAAGTTGTTTAACTTACTCCATGACCTTATTGGAATCGAATGGGTGCGCCAGCGTGAAGGAACGCACTTCACAATGTTCACATCATACCGTAATTTGTATCAATTAGTTGGTACGGATTGGGCCCGAAAGTTTATCCATCCAGATGTTTGGATTAAACGACGACCGCTCGAATGTGTAGTGAACGACGTTAGAGCATTTAAGAATGCACCAGACCCATATGCGGAAGCCCAAGCAATCATAGCGGACGGCGGGGTGGTGTTACGAGTTATTCGCAACGTAGATGTAGTAGACCTAACCAATGGTCACGAGTCAGAATTTCCCATGCGGGATGATTTAATCTATATGGAAGTGAAAAACAACGGTACACTCGAAGACTTAGACGTCGAATGTGACAAGGTAGCAGAACAGCTCCTTGAATACTTCGCACCTAAGCCAAAGGTGAAAGATGAACCTGCAAAAGCTAAAGGCACTGGTAAAGGGCGAACCCCTAAAAAACCTAAAGTACCTAACAGCGAAGATGGTGATAGTAAATAGTGTTGGATTCGCCGTAGGCGCACCGCTATGGTTACTTGGCCTGTCTTGGTGTCTAACAGGTTACTTCCTAGGACGCATTGGATACTGTATGTATCGCAATCATTCTAGTCTAGTAATGCAAGACGCTGAATAACATATACCCCTAGGGCCTCGAATGGCTCTAGGATTCTTTGTCAATAACAGACAGTGTCGGATATTGATTATGCTATATGACAAACGTAAGAAATACCAAGCAGAACGTGTGGGTTTTTATGGACGCATGTACTTACGCTGTGTGGTGAATTGCTACACTAAGAACTGTACCTCATATACTATCTCCAAAATCCCTGAGCCCTTAATGCGACATGTTGGGGAAGCCATCGTGAAAGCCATGGGCTACCGAGGGGTACAGTGTAAGATTCTTGTTGTTAATATTAAGGGACCTAAACTTATCATTCATTACGTTCACCCACTATAAGGACACAGGATGGAAATCAGAAGTATTGAGGCTATCTTTGAAGATGGTCATTTCACAGTTCACAGACTAAAGGTAGATGACGAAGTGCTGCATCGAACGACACTCCCATCCACTGTGGGGTTGATTCTACATGACCCAGTTAATGACTTTTTAGGATTGTATAACGAGCGCGACCTATCAACTTTTAGTGACACCAATGTTATCCCTGAATTTAAACCCAAGCCTATGGAGGGCAGTTATGATGTGGCAAAGCGTATTTGCATGGAGTTTGGCATTACAGAGAAATCAGTCTCTTTCATCCAAACAATCGTGTGCGACCACAAACATTCCAGTAAGCAAGTTACCCTTGTTTATGTGGTTGTAGACTCCCGAACGGTCCCTATGGAATCCTTTAAGGAATCCACGGGCACTGATATGATTAAGAAGCTAGGCGGTCAGGAAGCCCTTGGGGCCACCACGGCTGTAGCTGCTCACTACTTGAAACTAGTAAGGATGAAGAAAGCATGATTTCATACGACAATTTAATTATCCTAATTGAAAGTATTCTAGGTGCTGATATGAACGTAGAATATCCTATCCCTGTAACTCAAGATGAACTCACACGTTACCGTGAACTAACTGACACAATAGAAAAAGATAATCCAATGCGTTTATGTGTTGATGAAGGTAAGGTTAATATCAACGGTAAACTATACTTCCTCTGCTCTGGTGCTTATCACGATAATTCTGAGTTAGGTGATTGGGGCTTCTTATGTTACGTGGTGGAATAGATGGGAACCCGATTAGTTAATTGCACGTTTCATAAGTTCTTTGATTACCATGTGGTCCTACGTGGAAGCCTATT